AATATTAGACGAAAGGCCGCTATAGGGAATTTGAATTAAAGTAATTTTCTTTTCAAAATTACAATTCTGCCATTCGGTACTCAACTATATATTGAGTACCAATCACCGATTGCATAGCCAAGTTTGTTGAGTACCGATTGGATTCTAGAGAGAGAAAGAGCAACTTCTCTCTACCGTTTGCAAATATAAGGGACCCAGAGTGACGTCATTTAGGAGTGGACTTCGAAGTAAGCCCAACTTGATGGGCTTGATCATAATTAAGCACGAGGCCCAATTAGAATAAATTGTATTTCCAATATAACCATGGTATATGTAAATTGGGGAAATTTCGGCGTAATTTCCCTTTTCTTTCAAAAATATGTGCCGTTCAATTAAGAGTATTTGTGATGACATAGACGTGACATGGAAAAAGATTTATAAATGGATGTAACTCGATCCTTTGCAAATTAACTTCGTTCTTTGCTCGGTTTTCCTCTTCGTTAAGGTTTCTTAGCTACTAGTCTGTCCTTCTGTGTTTCAGTGGGTGAGTGTTCCGCTGCGCGGCCATTATGTCAACAGGAAATGATGGTATGGATGTGGGAGTAGGTGGGTATATACAATCAGAGCGCGTTGAGTACGCGCTCACAAATGATGCTGCGGAGGTCACCCTGTCATTTCCTTCGATGTTCGAGCAGAAGCTTAGCCAATTGAGGAATCGATGCATGAAAATAGATCACGTATTACTGGAATATCGCAGTCAGGTTCCCATTAATGCAATTGGTCATGTCGTGATAGAGATACACGACATGAGATTGACGGAGGGAGACACAAAACAAGCAGAATTCACAATTCCGATCAAATGCAATTGCAACCTGCACTACTACTCTTCTTCATTCTTCTCTCTCAAGGATAAGAATCCTTGGAGAGTGGAATACCGGGTCGAAAACACAAACGTCGTGAATGGGGTGCATTTCTGTAAGATGATGGGGAAATTGAAGCTGTCGTCGGCAAAACATTCCACTGACGTCGAATTCCGACCACCGAAGATAGAAATACAGACCAAGGAATTCACCGTTAACGACATTGATTTCTGGTCCGTTGGTTCCAAACCGCAAACACGACGTCTTGTCGATGGTTCAAGATTATTGGGACATAGTTCAAGATCGTTACGGGTACCCTATCTGGCAATAGGTCCGAACGAGTCATGGGCAAGCAGATCGGAAATCGGACATTCGTCCGTCACCCGCCGACCATACAAAGACCTGAGCGGACTTGACGATTCGGCAATCGATCCAGGTCCATCGGCATCACAAGCGGGGAGTATTACAAGGGAAGAAATTGCGGATATCATTACGAAGACTGTAGAGCAATGTATAAAATCTAATGTAAATGCTCCTATATCAAAGGGCGTGTAATAAATTTTAAGCCAAATTTATTGATGAATACAATGTTTCGAGAGCATTTTTATACATTATCCAATGTAATTAAGAATTACATTGCTGTACAGATCAACCTGTGAGGGTACATCGCTTAACCATACATAATATAAAATAATTGCATTTCGGAGGGTGTTTGAATAAAGTCCAGTACAGTTATCTTCTTCTTCGTCCTTGAAAGTTGCCCAGGTTGTGTAACTTCTTGGGATGCAATTACGAATACAGAATTTCTTGATGGCGTTGGAATGCGGGGTATTGACGACGATGGATGTTTGATTCAGGAGTACGAAGCGTTCATGGTGGCGTTCTGCCACTTTCAGACTTCCCCTGCAAGCATTAACTGAACCAAATATCTCAACAAACGGTATTAATGGTTGGGTCGCGGAATAAATCTTTGGAGATTTATCGCGAACTACAACTACAGACATCACTCCGTATAATCCACTTGTTTGCAGCGCTTCCGTCATCAAATCAGATTTCCGAACTGCAAATGTCCCGGATATGTTAAGACTCTTTAGCTTGATATAGGAACGCACGCGGTTGTTCGTTCCAGTTCTTGTCTTGGATGGATACGTGACATATGACGTCATAAAACGATTGTTGTGGAGAAGATACTCCGATCCCTCCTGTGTTTCACAGATTTCCTTACGCGTATATTGTTTGGAGATTGAATCACCAAACAGTTCGGTTGGAGAACGTGAGACAGGTTGACTACTGCGATAGCGCTTCCAGTTTTGAAACTTCCGGGACTTCCACAATCGGAAACTCTTGTTTCCGTTGTACGTTCTGTTGAATGTGTAACCGGACCGGCGAGGTGTAGGATAAGGAGAAGAAAAAGCCATTTAGATGGGATGAGATGTGTGGCAACGACAACACCATGTAATGTCATATATGTAGCCGTTTTATAAATTATTATTTTAGGGCGTGGACAAAATTCAAACAATTATTGTTTGAATTAAAGCATATCTCATAGGATGGAACGACTAACATGTTCGCAACATATAACTTTTGATCTCGACCGATCAAAATAGAGTACCAAAGAAGGAACTTAGATCTATGAGGAGAACCATATATAGTGCGGGGGGACCACGCGCGCAGATTGAGGACCACCAGCGCACATGGACGATGTACGAAAAGACGTATGGGGACCACATATGCATAATAAAAGCGGATATCAGACATTTATTTGGATAAAGTCTGTTAGTGGGATACACGTGTTGCAAATCGGACGGGTAGCGGCGTGGAATTATTACGCATCAACGGCCAGGATGCAGGGGCAAAAATTTTCGCGGCCTTTCGGT